GCTCAACTTTCATTTCAACATTCTTATTCATTTTCTAACTCCTTAAATGCAGTATTTAGTTCTCCCATAGTTACATCTTGCATCTTTTTCTTAACTCTTAAATTGTCCAATACTAACTTATCAGTTGGTAACATAATCAAGTCTTTAATTATAAGCCCCCTATTCTCATCCATGCCTATACGATGCGCCCTATCTTCAGCTTGCATCCGTGCTTCGCCATTGAAACAATTTGAATAAAACAATTCTGTTGGTGAGGCATGTAGTGTTAGGGCCATCCCTCCCGCTTGAGGATGCCCTATGAAACATACCTTTGGATATTTAATCATTATTTCTTTGTACTGTGGATGCTTCCTATCCATACCAATAAGTAATTCATTTGGATTTGGATTCTCACCGGCTATTGGAGAGAAAGTTCTGTATCCACGACCGTCAACACTTAACACGGTCCAACCTTGTTCTAAAGCAATATTGATTAATCTATCAATTGTGCCTTGGAAACCTCCCCATACAATATATCTTCCTACTTCTTCATGGTTCTCAAGTTCATTCTTGAAGTATGCATCTTTTGGGCTACCAACTACATCAGCTTTACGTTCAAATTTTGGTGACTGACCACATCCACCACATGTATCACAAATGACTTCTTTCTCAATGAAATCCTCAGGATTAATTTCCTGTGGTTCCATGATATTTATATCATCTTTTGGAACCTTTATTTTTACCTTACCAGTTCCTAAACAATTCTCACATTCCTTTTCACCTACTTCAACATCTTTATACTGGAAACCGTCACTTAGTTCTCTTAACAAAGTTAAAGCCGTGATTGCTCTACGGCTATTCCTTGTTATTAATTTAGCAGCATGTATCATATCCACTGTTGGCTTAACTGTAACTAATTCATATCGTTTCTCAGGTAGGCCCAAGCAATCCTTTTTAAACTGTACAAGCACAAGCCCTTTCATGCGCTTGTATAATCTTTCAACTTCATTTACTGATTCTACCCACTCATGTCCTTCACCTGAGATTTGAGCCATTTGAGAATGGATTGAATCTTCCTTCGGTTGACCACAGACCTTACACTTATTACTATCGTCAAACCATGTGACAATGTGAGGGTAAACTCCCCCTGTAATTGTACTTTCTCGTTGCTCGATAAGGCACAAACGCGCTTTGAACTTATGTATATTTCCTTCACGGATGAAACCCGGACAGGCAACTTCACATTGATGCCACCAGTCAACAGGAGACTTGGGGGCCGGTGTTCCTGACATTTCAATGACGAATCCTTCATCACCATACTCCTCACGGATAGCTTCAGCTACCCACATTGCAGCTTGTGAACGTTGCGCTGTAGGTGTTTTAATTTTACTAGACTCATCAAGTATTGCTATTCGTGGGATGATTTCTGAATCATTCCATCCTTTCAGGTGTCTAACAACTTTTTCATACGTAAACATTCTTGGGCGTACTTTACTAGCCCATTTATCTAATTCAAGATTAACAGCCTTAACACCTGACTTCGGCCCAATATACCAAGCTTCATAATCTTCAACGCCAATAGCTTCCATAATCTCAATTGCTGCTAAAGTTTTACCTGTTCCCATTTCAGCAGCAAAGATACAATAATGCCTAGTCAAAGCATGTTGCACCATTTCGATTTGGTGAGGCATTAAGGGTCTTTGACTATGGAATTCTATTAATGGCTTATCATAATGAGCATAAGGATTATCTTGCATTAAATATTTAAGCTGGAACCAATTGCGTGAACAATTCTTTATACTCCAAACACGTACATTTGGATGCCACTTAGCACCTTCCATAACTTTTACTTCAGCTATGATTTTCTTATTATACTTGAATTTAAGCCAAATGACTTTTGAATCAACAATCATTTGTACTGGCTCAAGATACCGGCCAGCCTTAAACTTGACCATTTCAGGGAAACCTGTACCTTTAACCATGATTACCAATCCTCGCTGTCAAATGGAATGTGTTCATCAAGGTCAAACATGTCGGCTACAAAAAGAAACCGAGCTAACGCCATAGCATTTAAATCATGATGAAGCATTGTTTCCCAATCATTGTCAGTCCACTTATGCTTTATCTTGATTTTAAACTCAATGGTAACGCCGCAGGGACTCGAACCCCGATTGGTGGACCCAAAATCCACAGTCCTACCGTTGGACGACGGCGTTCCGTGCTTGATTAAAACATCATCATAATCATCACGCTCATCATCATGCTCATTGACCCAATCATCAAGAGCAGAATCTATAGCGTCATTAGCATGGTCGCCCATAATATACCCCCAAACTTGGTGGAGGCGGCGGGAATCGAACCCGCGTCCGGCCTAGATTTAATAGTCTCGTCTACGTGTGTACTGGTATTTACGGTATCCAGTCACCGCCAACTCGGCATTGGTTTGTAGTCTTTCCCACTGTCAGTAGTCTTTCCCACTGTCCGGTGTTGTATGACGCTCATCCGACTACCACACCAATCTTATCGGTGAACGTGGCTGCGTCAAGCAGCCATGCGCCGCGGAGCGGCAGTTTAGTTTTAGTCGGCTTTTTACGAGGCCCACCGACCAACCTCGACACGCAGAAACTATCTCCTCTACACCGTCGAAACCATTTCGCCCCCATGATTTTAAAATCATTAGGGAGTGACCTACTCTGCAAGCCGCGCGCCGGTGCAACGGTCTGTACATTTCAGCCACTCCCTAAAAGTATATGGTAGGGTGCTGGCTAGGCAGTTACCCCGATTAGAGGAAAAACGAAGCAAACCCCTAAATCGGCCCTACCTGAAAACAAACACAAATGTATTATCGGGCAATGTTTTACGTTCTTTGCCATGCCAAACATCCCCGAATCCTGCGTCTTTGAAGAATGCAAAGATTACATTAAATACCCAACGTAATTCTTTTGGTCTGTGTTCTTGACAAGCTCTTAAAACTGTGCTATACCACTTATCCATTGTGCCGGAAACGATGATTAAAAAATCATCATTTTGCTGCTTATGCACAATGTGCAAAGTACCAAGAAATGCAATTTGCTTAAGTAACTTCTCATTACCTTTGATTATAAAACTAACACTAAAATGCTCAAACGTAAGACTTAAGCGATTACGTAAATTGTCTAGTGGTTTGTTCTCTAAATCAAGACAAGCCAAAAATGCAGAAGGTTTCTCGACCGACAAACCTTGTTTATCAAGGCCGCGAGTCGGTGAGAAACCTAATGTTTCTTGACAAACCTGTATAAAGGTCTGCCAAGAAACTTGCGTTATTGCTAACGGGTAGACTTTATAATCCATTTTAGCCTTACCTAATTAATAGTGGGTGGGACCGGTCCCCCGACCGGTCCCACCCTTGAACGCGATTACCGTTCGCGCCCATCCTTTTCGTCGGCGCCGTCCGCAACTTCCTTCTCGAACTTTGGAGGATTGTTGAATTTATCAACAATCTTCTTCAGTGCGTCCATATCAGGAGGATTGAACGGAGTGGAACAAGGAGTGACAGCGGGAGTATACCACTTATACTTTTTGGTTTCAACAAACCTTGACTTCAATGTTGCAGGTTTCGTCATTAATGCTCGGATGTTTGGGGCCTCCCGCCTCGATGATTTGGAGCCACAGAAGAATGTTGCGAACTCATTGATTTGAGGAATATAGACAAGGAACTCCGGCCCGTACATGCAACCGGAATTGGCCTCCGCAGATTTCTCCTGTATCCGTGCGAACTCTTCATGCTCAGGGTCGAACACGCTTGTAACATCATCACCAATTTCAAGAGCCTTTGGCCTCCAAGTGATGATTAAAACATCAACGGTTTCACCCAAGTCCTGAAAATTCTGGTCACGGATAAAGGCATAGTGATTAATGGGGAACTGCCCTTCCTTACACTTATCACTGTTGGCCGTCATAAGCTGAAGTCTAGGAAGGAAGTCCCCCGACTTCATCTTGGCGAATACATCATCATCGAACTTTGCAAGGCCACCGGCCACTTCCGCCGGTATCATGGCATTTTCATTCTCAGGCATTGTTGGTTCCTTTCTCTATGTTCGATGATTTAGAAATCACTCAAGATTTGCAGCAGCTTCGGCGGCAGCCTTCGCGGCCTCCTCGGCCTTCTCCTTGGCCTTCTCAGCACGCTTCTTGGCCTTCTCCGCCTCACGCTTCTTCTTCTGCTCCTCAACCTTCTGCTTGCGCTCCTCGTCCTTGGCCTTCTGAGCCTCAACGGATTTCGGGTCAAGGTGCAGTGCCCACTTGACAGCCATAGCAAAGCCGTCAGCGGGAGTCTTAAGGCCCTGACACAGCACCTTAGCGACCGCACCACTCTCAAGCTCTGTCTTGATGTCAGTAAGCTTCTGCATGAAAGCAACAGGCTGGAACTCGGCGGGAGCGGCATCCTGCCCGGCCCTCTTGGCCTCACGAATCTCCTTCACGCGGGCGTTGACAGCCGGAACAAACTCGTCAGGCTGTTGAGTCATAGCCCTGTCAACGAAATTCGCCATTTCCTCAGGCGGAAGCTTGGCAAGGGCATAGGCGTTTGCCAGTTTGATTTTTCCCTCATCGACCAACTTGATGATTCCCTCATCGGAAATCTTGGTCAGTCCAAGCCTCTGCTGAATCCACTGCGGAGACTTGCCAAGCTTAGTCGCAAGCTCGGCCTCAGTCATAAGCGGATTACGGGTAAGGATGCGTGTCAACTGCTTGGAATACTCAACGGGGCGAGTCTCCACCTTGTGAATATTCGCCATGATTTGTGCCTCAAGAACTGCATCATCGCCATAAGTGACGATATCGCAGTTAATTTCCTCAAGGCCAGCATCCTTGGCGGCACAGAAACGGTGCAGACCGTCCACCAACTCGTAATAGGTATCGCCGCTTTCCTTGTCCTCCTGCTGACGGACAGTGATAGCGCCGAAAAAGCCCTTCTGTCTGATTGAATCAACAAGTCCCTGATACTGCTCAGAGTCCTTATTGACCGAACGAAGGGCAACGGGGTTCTCGCGGATTTCTGCCAGTTTAATAGTAGTTAGCTGTCCCATCTTCCATTCTCTCCTTGATTTTTGCATCTGATTAGAAAATCAAACCGACCGATAAACAGAAATCAAATCAAAACTAACGCATAGGCACCTCCCTCCTGAAAGTCTATAGTCCCTCACACGGTTTTACGGATATTTACCGGAAAATTTAACCAAAATCCGTAAGTCACGTAATTACGTGACTTACGTTCGATATGACTGACTCTCTCCCGCGCTATATTATAATAGGATATTCCTTAATATATTATTATTACTGTAGGATTTTACTACAGTCAGTAGGTAAAACAGTAAGTGACCTAATTACGTAACTTACAGATTTCAGTTAAAATTTCCAGTAAATAACCGTAAAGCCTAGTGGCGGATTCTTGAATCCCTGAAAAATGATTTGATTTTTAAGTTTTGATAATTTTATCAAGCCCAAGAAAGGTGATTTTTTAATCATGCCAACGCGGTCAGAGGCAATCAAACGATTCTTATCAGCAAAGACACACAAAGATTTAGCCGATTTGTACGGCTTGCATATAGAATGCCAAGTCAATGTCGCCCAAGACGGCGGCGAACGTGTTGACGCTGAATTTGAAGGTAGGCGTTGGCATGGTTGGACCGACGGCTTAACTACTTGGAAAAGTTTTAGGATACCTTATAAAGCCTCTACCGAGCCTGAATACTCTGATAAAGAAATCAAGTTTGACTTAGCTGAACATGCTGAAGCAATAGGCATGACCGGTTGGGATTGGTTACATAGATGCTCCAAGTGGGTAGCATTTGATTTTGATGCCATAATTGGACACAGTGATAAACATGGTGGTAAACTAACTAATGAAGAATTAGAAGCTGTTAGGGATGCTGCTTCAAAAATCCCTTGGGTCACAGTCCGTAAATCTACTTCAGGAACTGGCATACATTTGTATGTATTCCTGAAAGATATTCCAACAAAGAATCATAATGAACATGCAGCACTTGCTAGGGCAATCCTTGGCAAGATGTCTGCGTTAACTGGTTTTGATTTTCATAGCAAAGTTGACATCTGCGGTGGTAACATGTGGGTATGGCACCGCAAGATGGAGGGAACAGATGGTCTTAGACTTATTAAACAAGGTACAGTCCTTGATGAAATCCCTCCGAATTGGCGTGACCATGTTAAAGTTATTACTGGTTCACGCCGCAAGAATCTCCCACAACTTATCGAAGCAATCGGACGCGGGGATTCGTTTGAAGAACTTGCTGGACAAAGACCGCGAGTCCCGCTTGATGAAGAACACAAAAAGTTAATTGAGTATTTAAAGAATGAGAATGCATTTTGGTGGTGGGACCAAGACCATCATATGCTTGTAACACATACTTATTGGTTACAGAAAGCTCATAAAGAATTAGACTTCAAAGGATTTTTTGAATCAAACACCAAGGCAACTAACCCAAATGAACAAAACTGTTTTGCATTCCCTATGCGTAAAGGTGCATGGACAATAAGACGTTATACACCGGGAGTACAAGAACATGAATCATGGGACCAAGACGGTCAAGGTTGGACCCGGTGTTACCTTAATCGGGAGGCGGACCTTCGTACTGCAAGCAAAGCGTTTGGGGCGCTTGAAGACCCTAAAGGCGGCTTTATTTTTAGAGAAGCTGAAGTCGCCGAAAAATCGGCGCAGTTGCTTGGCGTCACACTTGATGTCGGTGCGCCTCTCAAGTCCCGTGAAGCAAAACTCAAACAGCACAAAGACGGTAGGCTTATTGCCGTTGTCGAGCGGAAAGAAGCCGACCGCGCCGATGAAATGCAAGGGTGGTTGCCGAAGAAAAGTGAATGGATAAAAATATTTAATACTCAAGTTTCGGCTCCTGTTGAGCAGGAAGTTGGAAACTATGATGATTTAGTCAGACATCTTGTTACTGAAACAAATGAAGACTATGGTTGGATGATTAAATCAGACGCCAAGTGGCGTCACGAACCTTTACAGCATATTCGTGTGGCACTAGCTTCACTTGGATTAAGTAACAAAGAAATAACTACAATACTTGGAGCCAGTGTCTTCAAATGTTGGAAAGTAGTTAACAAGCCATTTCAAACGGAATATCCCGGTGATAGGGAATGGAACCGGAATGCGGCTCAATTCCGTTATACACCAACACAGAATAAAGAATCTTTAAACTATCCAACATGGAAAAGAATTCTTGACCATTGTGGTAAAGGTCTTGATGATACAGTCAAGTCAAATCCTTGGTGCAAAGCCAATGGAATCTTGACAGGTGGAGACTATCTTAAGTGTTGGATAGCTTCACTATTCCAAGAGCCACTTGAACCTTTACCCTATTTATTCTTCTACGGGCCACAAAATAGCGGTAAGTCTATATTCCATGAAGCTCTCAATATCCTTCTAACAAAAGGATACAAGAGAGCAGATGCCGCTTTGATTTCTCAAGCAGGATTCAATGCCGAACTTGAAGGAGCTATAATTTGTGTTGTTGAAGAAACTGACCTGCGACGTAACCGTCAAGCCTATAACAGAATTAAGGATTGGGTTACCAGTAGGGAGCTGCTCATTCATTGTAAAGGTAAGACACCGTATCATATACCCAACTCGACCCACTGGATTCAGTGTAGTAACGACCATCAAAGTTGTCCCATCTTCACCGGTGATACAAGAATCACGATGTCGTATGTTGAACTTATCGACCCAACAGAGCTTATTCCTAAAAAGCAACTTATCACGTTATTGGAGAAAGAAGCACCGGATTTCCTTGCGGAGATTATGCGCTTGGAAATTCCACCGTCATATGACCGACTCAATGTTCCGGTACTTGCCACGGAAGATAAGGTTATTGCACAAGAACTTAATCAAACAGAGTTGGAAAGATTTTTAAGAGAAAAATGTGCTCATAGTTATGGGCATAGAATCAAATTCTCAGAACTTTATGAAAAATATATAGAATGGCTTGAACCAAATGAGATTCATAAATGGAGTAAGATACGTGTAGGTAGAGAATTACCACCACAATACCCGAAAGGACGTTGCCGGAAAACTGGACAGTTCTTTATTGGTAATATTGCTTGGGCAGGTGTGCAAATGCCTGAAGAACCAGCTAGTTCTAAATTAATAATTAGGGATGGATACTTAGTTCCGGCTGATGAATAAATCAAACCAATGAGTATAAAAGAAGTATTAAACTCACTCTCTGATGAGCAACGTAGATTGCTCATGTATGCCTTTGAGCATAAAATCACTCAGCATGTTGAGCTTGCTGATAGAAGATTTATTGGTGTAAATGTTAAACATATCAAACATTTAAAGGTTACTGAAGAGGCCGGCGATTGGGCTATTGGGGAGGTTAAAGGTGGCTGAACAACTTGCATTAGATGGTATGGAATTTATAGCCGGTGACATACTTGAAAAACGAGTTATTAAATTACTTGAAGAGCCAGCTTGGTATCCTTCACTCGAATCACATAAATTCTATAGTAGATATGAAGATATGTCACCTAATGGTTATTTGACAGTTATTATTGGTGAGGATGGTGACGGGCATATTGGTATGACAAAAGGAGAATTTCATATTGATTTAGAATTCTGTACACCTATGGTTGGTGGTGGTCAATCTTCTAGAGTACATATGGCACTACGTATGCTTGCATTAGCTATCAAACTCGATAATGAAGAACGGGAGCAACATCGTGGCTAAAACAACCCTGAAGAAGCCATTGTGGCTACTTTAGAAAATGTTCTCAAGGAGGAAAAGTAATGCCAAAGCACACAGATTTTTTAATCGGTCGTAAGAATCCTGTTCCTGAAGTTATTGACAAAGACGGAAACATTATAGAAACCTTCAAGTCATTAGATGATGCAGAAATCAAAATTCTTGAGTTATGTGAAGACGGTGAACATGTTGTAATTTATCAATTAAGTGTAGTTAAAGTCGGAACCGTGAGCACTGAGCCTACAATAGATTGGGAGGATGCCTGATGCCGGTATGCGTCGAAAAGCGTGGAAAGAAGTACCGCATAGTGAACTGTGCCTCTCGACAAATTGAGACGAATAAGGCGGGAACACCGTTGGATGGTGGAGGACATGACTCACGCGATGCGGCATTAAAACAAATGAGAGCCATTAATGCTAATCTTGAAAAAGATTAATTGCACAATGTGCATTTTAGGAGATTAACTATGGATAGAGTTTCTATTCTATTAGAAGCTGATAAATTAATCAATGGTGAACGTCAAGACGCATATGGCAACGTTAAAGATAATTGGCAACGCACCGTCAATATTTTTGAATTACTTACCGGCGTTAAATTATCAGTTACACAGGGCTTGATGTTTATGGTAGCAGTAAAACTTGCCCGCGAATACCACGAAGCTAAACGCGATAATCGAGTGGACACTTGCGGGTATTTAGAGTTAATAGACAAAGTATTGTCGATGCCTTGATTGGAGTAATGGATGCTTACAGCTAGACAAGAAGAACAATTTAGAAAATTATTTGAGCGAGCCTTAGAAAATTATAAGGCAGACAAACGAGAAGTATTACACCAAGAAAACGCTTCTGTATTATTAGACCCAATTGAGCCAACTGATTCAAAAATCATTCTAACAGTTCAAATTGCAATTGCTCCTTATCGTGGTGAAGAAGAATTTATACATGGTGGAGGTTAATATAAATTTACCAATGCCTTAATCGACCCAATGCCTTAAGCGAGGTAACAATGGCAACTTCAATGGTTCACTGGAATGGTAATCAATTGTGTGCAATTGATTGTGAAACAACGGGACTAGATTCAAGTTGGGACGAAATTTTACAATTAGCAATTATTCCACTTGATTCAAATATCGAACCTCGTAAAGACGTACAACCATTCTGTATATACATGCGTCCTGAACATCCAGAACGCATTACTGCTGAAGCAATGAAAGTTAATAAAATCAGCCTAGACGATATTATCTTCAAAGGTTTTGATAAAGAAACTGCTCAACAATTATTACATGACTGGATACAAAAATTGGGCCTCCCGCATACACCTAGCGGAAGGCCCAAGCGAATTATCCCGTTAGGTCAAAACTATTGTTTCGATAAAGGTTTTATTCAAGCATGGCTAGGTATTGAGCAATACAATGAATGGTTTGATTATCATTATGTTGACACTATGATTACTGCCAACTATCTTAATGACCGTGCAGCAATGAGAGCAATCAAAGTACCATTCTCAAAAATTAATCTTGTGTATCTTGCTTCAACCCTGAAGGTTCCGCATGAACGCGCTCACGATGCTCTTCAGGATGCTCTTGTTGCTTCAAAGGTGTATAAGAAGATGTTGGGGATGGGCGGGTTGTTGGAATAACCCAATTTACAACAAATCCTTTGATGTGTTTTTCAATGTGTTTACGATGATTTAAAAATCTCTTCGGGTCACCACCCCTAGTAGGTTCATAGCCTATGCATTTTGCATAGGCTATTTCTTTGTTCACACATGCATCAAAGCATATTAAATCAAAAGACTTTGCTCCAAGACTCTTAGCAATTTCAATAGCACAAATAACTGCAAGTTGACTACCACTCAATCCCATCTTACGACTATCAAATATATACTTATTTCTAGCATCAGCATACCAGTGTTGAGCATTTGTCGATACTAATATTGATGCAGTTTTTGGGCGGCAGGTGGCATGTAAGCCGGCATCTTGTTGGAGTGCAAATAAAGGATTTTTTAATCCTAATGTTTCAACTTTATGTATTGCTTCATTCAATGCAATAACTGGAGCATCTTCTTCAGCAAAAGCATTACGTGTTAATCTATCTAAACTTGGACCCTTTCCAATAATATAACACTTCTTGCCATTAAACAATGGCTTTAAGCTATCAAGACTTTCTGGTTCAAATGCTCGTTTCACCCATCGTAATTCACCAGCAATACGTCTGAAGTTTAAATCAAGGAATGCTTCAGCTTCTTTGTGTTTACGTGGAATTGTAAATGACCCATCACCATGTACAAAAATACGTTGCTTGTGGATTTCAGCAGGAACACCATCTAATGTACTCATGTGTACTCTCTCCCTGTACTCCCGGCTTTTCTGATTGTGTTGGATAACTGGTTCTCCCCAATCCTTATCAAAAATCTTACAATATGTAGCCGGTAATTCCCCAAATTCTATACCAAAACGTGGGCCATGAACTACGATAGTTTCATGTAATGTTTTTTGGTCCCACACATTATAATCTTTTTGTTGCTTCTTTACCCATTCTTTAACTAAGTTTTTAACACGTTCATTGTTACGGAAGAATACTGTACCACTAAGTAGGACTCCACCTTTCATTATATGTGCAGCTATATCACCAGCAAATATATCTAATAATTTTGGATACTTCATAATTACTGCATCTGCATCAACATAAAGTAAATCATCTTGGAAACGTGTTAACATCTCTAAAATAAACTCAGGCTTTATACCACAATTCTGTACCCAAGCTCCACGATTCTGATAACCTTCAAAATGATATTTTAAATCTAACTTATGGCAGCTAGCACGTAGATGGTCAATCTCATGTTCGTATGGTGTATTTTCTGTATAGAACGCTACAACTAGCATAAGCCAACCTCCCTTATTAAATTACAGAGTGATGTATTACAATGAGGTATTACTTCCGGCGTTAATATATTCTCCCATTTAGTTGACATAGGATGCCCACCAAACCAATGTAATCCTACACTGCGCGACATATCAACGGCATTACGTTTTTCAAATATATTACTAATATCCCGTACACGTTTAACTGGTAAATTAACAACAGGGTCAATCCAATTAAGTGCTTTAGGATTTGGGAAGCATTTCTTAACAAGTACATTCCCAAGACATTGATAATTTAATTTATCAAAATTACTTTCACGTTTTGCGGCACGAAGTATTTGTCCCATAAATATATTATGTTTTACAGAGTAAATATAAGCAATATAATATACAACAGGGTCTAAATCAGCAGTGATGCATAAATCACCTTGGTCAAATTTTTCATATGTTAATGGCTTACAGAATATTACATCTGTATCTGACCAGAATCCTCCTGAATGATAGAGCAAGTGCCAACGCAGAAAGTCTGATTTCTGTGCTTCATGGATATCATTGGGGAAACCCGCGGCATGAAAATCGAATATACGGGGTTCGACTCCAAGATTTCGAAGGTCGGCCATATAATCATGGCCTGTATATCTAATCTTATGTGAATGGGATACCCATTGTGGAAGCTTTGTATTATGGACTTTTGGGACATAGAATCTAACCTCCCAATCAGGATTAAATACTATAAAACTCTTTACCGTAAGAAAACGTAGATATGATAAAGGATTGCCGCCCCAATAGAAATGTGCTATCTTATACATATCTATTAGCAACCTCCGAAAAAGTATTACGGATATCCTTTACATTATCTTCGTGCATGAATCCATTATAATGTTGTGCTATCGGGTGTCCAGCATACCAATGTATTGCTACTACATGTGGTGGTAATCTATAAGTTGCTTCAAAAATCTTATTTACTTCAGTACACCCGAATGGGTATATTTGACCAAATGGAATATTGAAGATTTTTAAATCAGGAAAC